TCAGCAGCTTAATAGATTATCGTTTAATTTCTCTAATGGTAAAGTAGAAAAGTCTGTTCAAGAAGACCTTATGGCCATTCTTCCTGAATTAGAAGTGCTATGTAAGAAAACAAGAACTAATGACCCAGGTATTATGGATAGTCTTAGTTTAAGTTCTACAGATGATATAGCTAATATACAAAAGAAACTCTTAGAAGAGAAGGAAGAGGGTGGTGTTCTTAAGACTGGTTGGAAACAGCTTAATAGAATGATAGATGGTGGGTTCTATAAAGGTGAAACAACTATGATATGTGCTTTGCAGCATAACTATAAATCAGGATTTGTTCAATCTTTAGTTATGCAGTTAGCTAGACATAATAAGCCTAGAATGAAAGACCCTAATAAGAAACCAGCTATAATGTATATATCCTTAGAAGATGATATGGAAAAGATATTAAGATTTATGTATCGTTATCTTTTCTATAACGAGAATAAAGAACTTCCGGATGGAACTCCACACGATATAACTATGTTGACCCCAGAACAAATAAAAGAATACATTAATAGTCAAATAGGTATCAATGGATATGAAGTAATAATGTTAAGGGTAGACCCTGCATTATGGACATACCATGATGTGATAGCAACTATGAATAAATATGAAGCATTAGGGTATGAGCTACATGCTTTACTTATAGATTACATTAACAAATTACCTACTATAGGATGTACACAAGGTCCTGCTGGTGTTGACGTTAGAGACCTTTGGAATCGCTTAAGGAATGCAAACTCTGCAAAAAGGTGCGCCTTGATCTCTCCTACGCAAATATCGACCGAGGGTAAGACTTTGATAAGAAATGGTGTCTCTGCTTTGAACTTTGTTAAGGAAATAGCAGGTAAAGGTTATTTAGAAGGTTCTAAGCAAATAGACCAAGTAGTAGACTTAGAGTTATACTTACATAAAGCCTATCAAAATAAGAAACCTGTATTAACAGTTCAAAGAGGAAAACATAGAGGTCACCCTATTCTAGATGATAGTGACTTATACTTTATACTTCCATTTCCTTATAAAGCACCTATACTAGAGAACATTAACGATGAGAGTATAGGTAATGGAGAAGAAAACTTATCTGCTGATGAGTTTGAAATATAAAAATATTTATTACACCTACAGACCTTATTGGTCTGTAGGTGATTTCTTTTTCGTAGGTTTATCAGGACTGAACTTTAACCATATACCATATGGTATAGTTATCATTATCCAAAATATGGTTACGTATCTTAGTTCCAACATCTCTTCTATATTCATTTCGTTAAATGGATATACTTTTACTAGTACACTTACTAGTATGAGTGTGAAAATTATATACACCGCATGTATAAACTGTTTCATTATTTAACCTTTCTTATTTGGGTTATACTCTTCTTTCAACCTCTTGAACGGGTTAATAGCTACAACAGATAATAGATAAGGTTTATCATCCTTCTCTAGAAATGTATGCTTGTTCTCAGGCGTCATACCTGCAATATCCATTAACTTAGTTCCAACATAGATTCGGCAATAGAAGTTTTTAAAGATACCACTGTATCTTATTTCCTTATATAGTCCAAACCATTCCTTCCCATCCTTAGTTTTACAAGTAACCTTACACCAAGTATTCTTCCATCCCTTAACATAGGTAGCATTGATATCACCAGTAGTAACTACTGTTGATGCATCTACATCCTCCACCTTAAGACCAAAAACCTTCTTAGAAAAGTTTCCTATTCTATTTCTCCATAACCATCTTACTCTAGCATAGTACGAAGTATGTTTTCCATTAGGAAAATGTTCTTTCTGCCAATAAGGGTCGCCATTGATCCCATAATCAGGATCATCTAGCCAACTGAAGAACTTAGGTAGATTGTTAGATTCTTTCTTACAGAATAAAACAGCTATAGGCACAATGAAGAAACTTATAAAATCTACTGGAAATTCTATTAACATTATCTTAAGTAGATATAACTTTTCTTTACCACTTAATTCTTTAAACATCTTAACTCCTTGTTAAATACTTCACTAGAAGCCTTTAAACCTAAGCTTTGCTTGGTCATTTCGTTGATTAATCGGCCTTATCTATTAATATAGTTAAGGCTATTAAGTAATTTTACGTATAAGAGGAACACATATGTTAGCTAATATCATATCACACTCTAAACAAAATGATACAACGACTACGTTAAAGTTTGGAGAACGTACACTAGCTAAGAATGTAGTGTTGGATATAGAGGATATAACGGATGGCGATATCATTAACGATACGACATTACATCAGACTCTTGCAAGAGTTAAGACACCGTTCCTTCTAGGTTTTCCTTATATAGAGTATCCTGCTACAGATCAGTTGGTAACTGCTACTACTATATTCCAAGCTTCTACACCTATTCTTAACGATGCTGTTGTGGGAGTAACTCAAACTTCAAGATGGCAGGTATCTGACAGAGAAGACTTTTCTAATATTCTATTCGACAGGACATATACGCCAGATGCTTGTCCAGAAGGTAACATAACTAAATTTGACCCTAAGAACATAGTAGTAAGGTCAGGGTTCTATTACGTCCGTATGAGATACATGTTAGCTAAGATAACTTCTCCGTGGTCTTTACCGTTAAGAATCAATATGCCTTCTTTAAAGGTAGCTATACCTACTATAACTATGGAAGAAAGAGAGCTTACTCCTATCTTTAGAGTAACTGCTTATACATTAACTCCAGAGTTTATAGCACAAGAAGGTAACGACCAGCTTAAAGAAGTCATATGGGGACTAACCTCAGTTCCTGAAAATGCTGATACTGAATATATGGACCAGTTGTTGTCTAGAGACTTCGTACCTGACTATACTTATAAGAAAGTCTTTGGAGAAGCTGATCAGTACTCTATGACCTTTCCATTTACAGATGTAAGTTCAGGTAGTCAGGTTAGATTAACAGCAGGTAATAAATATCTTATCACTTGTACGCTAATAGGCAATAGGTATACTTCTATTATATCCGGTAAGATCTTTAGAGCCGGTGAGTATAGAGTACTACCTCCTAAGTTCACTATTAGACAGTTTGAGCTTAAACCTGAGATAACCATTCTTCCATTTGAAATAACTGGAGGACAAGATGAGCTTGAAGAATACAAAATAACTGTATTTGAACAAACTGACCATGGCCCTGTAGTAGTTCATACTATTGCAACTCCTGCACAGTTCTATAATGTTCCAGAAGGAGTATGTGAACCTAATACTACTTATGATTTCTCTATAGTAGCTGTAGGTAAGAAATACGGACCTTCTCAAGCTTCTGTATTAAGTATGACTATGCCTTCTACAGGTATTAGAGCTCCTAGACTTAATATCTCTAATAGAGGTATGGAACCTTACATAACTCTTTCTCCATTTGAGACTATCAATAGTGGCGACACTATGAGAGGTACTGAGTGGGAGTTATATAACCATGCTAATGTTGAAGGTAATAGGTTAATCAATAGATGGGTTAAAGAGAATGCTGATACATTCTTAAGGATAGAGAAAGCCTATATAGAAACGAATACTAACTATAAGATAAGAGTAAGATATCTAGGACATAAATATAAATCTCCTTGGGTAGAAGAAGCTTTTAAAACTATTAACATAGTTGTTAGCAAACCAGTAGTGACTGCAACAGCACTAGGTCTTACCGTAACAGCTGATATTTCAGGTTATAACGTTACAGGAGATATAGATAGTCCTGATAAAGTAGTATGGACAGTTCAAGAAGTTAGAGTTGTTATCCCTACAGATCCTAATGAACCTGAAACTGAAGAGGTTGTATCTACATTAATAGATGGTAAGGTAGTACCATGGACAGAGAAGAGATTAAAACTTACACCTAAAGAAGGTATAAAGAAGAATACAAGGTATAAGATAACAGGTAGAATCTTAGGAGTTAACTATGTTTCTTCAGATAGTTTACCAGCTTATATCACAACACCTAACATCTTTATAGTTAAACCTACAGTAACAGTAACTGGGGAACCTAATAATGTTCCTAAGTTCCCTACCTTTACAGCAAGTCCATTTGAAACTAATATGGAAACAGATACTCATGTTAGTACGACATGGAGACTAACAGATGGTGGAGGTAATGAGATATTCGAATCTGTAGAAGATAAGACTAACCTTACCAACTACATCATTCTAGAGGATTTGTTACAACCATCTACAGATTATGTTCTATATGTAACCTACCATGGAGAAATCTATGGAAGTTCTGATACTAGAGTGGTTAACTTTAGAACAAGGAATAACTTTATAGAAGTTCCGTTAGATGGAGAGAATGATATTGTTATAGTAGGAGATGATAGTAGAAATGAAACTACTAAATACTATGGAACATTCCAATTTGCTAAACTTAATGGTACTAGACAGTATCTAGGTAATTGGGATGGCAGCTATGAATATCCTGCAGATAGCCAAGTACTTCATAAAGGAAGACTATGGTATGCACAGGACACTTCATCCTTTACTAATAATGGATGGCATCTGAATCTGAATAGAGAACCAGGAGCTATAGAGCTTAATGGTATAACCTATTGGAAAGAAGATGATAGGAATGTATTCCCTACCTTCCATTGGCTATTGAAGCAAATAGGATTCCAAGCTAACATCAAGGACATGAATGGAACTAAGGTAACAACTGGTAATCTGTTTAGAGGTGAATACTTTAAGAAAGACTCAGTTGGACTATCTAAGTATATGATAGGCATGAAGATACTTTATATATACGATGATACGGAACTTATCAATGTTTCTAGAAACGATTTAGCTTTAGTAGGTCTTTTAGGTAAAGGAAGAACTATAAGGATAGGAGAAAGACTATACTGGTTACGTATACCTACAGTAGCAGAGCATAGAGAACTTCATAGGTTCACTACTATAGAGGATACTGGTAATGTCGTTCCTTATAATAGAAACTCTGATGTATGGCTATCTGACGATCCTAAAGAAGAAGACTATGGCTACTATGGACAAGATAATGGAGAACCTAATCTAGACAATGCTAATAAACGTAGATATGGTTTAAGATTAGTTCTTGAATATATACCACAGTATGAAGAGCCTTGGTTATTCGCTAGGAAGAAATATCCTACTTTACAATATGATAGATATACAGATACTGGATATTTTGGAACTGTAGATACTCAGAGGTTTAACTTCCAATTAGCTATAGGACTAGTAACAGGTACTAAGATCAATAAGGATGTTAGCATGCTAGCATTCTACGAACATGGTAGAAGAATTCTTGTTAACAGGATGCCTATAAGCTATGGCATATCTTTTAAACAACTATTAGATCTACAATGTGTCTTTGGTCCAGATGTAAAACTTCCTAACTATACAGGTATAACTATAGATAACTTTGCTTCAGATAGTAAGAAGTATAAAGTAAGGTTATTAAGAGGCGGATTCCTTTATGCCGACCTTCCAGAGATAGAACATCTTAACTCTGATGTACTTCTAGCTGCTAATAACTTCTTTAAAGGTTCTGAGTGGAATGAACTTATTTATAGGGTAGCTTTACATACTCCTAAGCATGTAGATGTTAATCCATTCCATGGTGGATGGCAGATAGGTAAGAACTGGGATCAATTTGATAACATCAACTTAGGTGTATTCGAACATTATTCTGGTAATGGATGCCATGACTTTGTACTTTCTTTCGTAAGCGATGAAAGAATCCTTTCTAGAGGTGGTACTAAGTTAGAAGCTACTTATTACGTTAAACAAGATGAAGTTCGTAATGACCATGGTGTTAGATTAGTCCTAGAAGAGACTGAAGTATTTAGTAAGAATAGCATATAGTAGGTTTTCCTACTATATGCCTTAACAACATTAGATAAAATAACAAGGAGCAACATATGATATATGTTAAAGATAACCAGTTTAAGTTCTATAAGTTTAAGATAACTTATGATATCAAACAGAATGGACTAAATATAGGTACAGTAGATTATGTCGATGATGTGGATGAAGCTAGGGACAGCATCTATAGGCGTCCTGATATCTACAGTAACTTTAATAGCGAACCATTGATACCTACGCCAGAGCAAACTCATAGGCTAGCTGCTATTAACAATGTTAACCTACAGTATAAAGAAAACTATATGTGGGATATGAGGTTATTCGTAGAAAAAGGTGTAATGTTCAATCAGGATCCACTTCTTAAACCTCTAGCTGATAAAGGTCTAGCTGCTACTATTAATTTCCTAGTAGAGAATCTTAAACCAGAGATTAAAAAACTAAGAGATGAAAAGAATAATAATGGTATAGAGCTATTTGGGTATAAATTTGATAGTAACCAATTTGCTAGAAATAATGTTTCCCAATATATCACTATCGCTATGAAAGATATGGTAATAGCTAAGGACCAAGCTAAAGCCCTAGATGCTAAATACATCTGGAAGGATTTTAACGATGTCCATAGAGAGTTAACCTTTGAACAGATTTGCAAACTAGCAGATGAGATGGGTAACCATATGAGAGCTTGTTTTGCTGCAGAGGCCTTAACTGCTCAAGCTTTAAGTAAAAAATCAGTTCCAGAACTTTTGTCGTTTCCTGCTAATAAGCAATATAATAGAATCGGCATAACAGAGCAACAAGTTACACAACCTGGTGATCTTGCTGCTGTTTATGAAGCTTGCTATCAAGCAGCACTACAAGCTTTAAGAGAGGGCTAATCTCATGGAGTTGGTTAAGCTTACTCCAGTGCTTGCTTTCAGACGTGTAACTGAGAAATCTGATAAGATAGGTAAACTAATCAATTGGTGGTGCAATAGTACGTACTACCATGTTGAAATTGTTATCGAAGGTAATTGGATTTCTGCTACACCTGATAAAGCCATAACGGTTAACGATCTTAAACCTTTAGACCATGAATCATATGATTATTTAACTCTACCAGAAATAACGGTTACGAAGAAGACCTATGACGATTTCTGGAAGTTCATTAAGAGTATAGATGGCAAGCCTTACAATATGTATGGCTTACTTTATAATCAAGTTATAGGATTCAATATTTACTTCAAGACTTATTTCTGTTCAGAACTAGTTATAGAGATGCTACAATATCTAGGATATGGAGAACTATTCGGAAGACAATCTTCAGAGTTCTCTCCTCAGGATGTTTACGACATCTTTACAACCACAGAACCTGATAAGTTAAGATTAAGACGTAGAGCTATAGTTATAGTTATTAAGAAATATGTCAAAATAGCTTATGGTTATATAAAGGATGGATGTGTTTGGGTTTTTAGAAAGATTCAAGAACTTTTTCAAAAGTGGAAAGAAAAACGAAATAAAAAGTAATCATCAGGAAGTTCCTGTTAAGAAGGAACAACCAAAACGAAAGGAGGGTGTACAAATGACAGTACAACCAGGTGAAATTCCAGTAGGGTTCCAAGATCTTCTTAATATGTTAAGAAGACAAGAAGGCGGTAAGCTCCATTTTAACGCTGGAGAGAAAGATATAACAAACGGATATGGTATATATAGGTATGCTCATCCTGCAGCATCTATATGGAAATACTACGATGATATAGCTATTAATATAGGTATTAAAATACCTAGCTATAACTGGAGTATGGAAAATATTCTAGCCGTACAATCAAGGATCAATGCTAACGAAGAATTATGGCTGAGTTATCTATTCTATAAGGACTATCTAGCTCCTGTATGTTTAGATCAATGTCATCCACTACTAGTTAAGCCTATAGCTAGTATTTATACCAATGGAGTCAAGCTTTGTGTACGTGCTATGCAAAGAGCTCTTATCTATCTATATAAGGATAGACTAAGAGATGTTACATTCCCTGCTGACTTTGCAGTGGATGGACTTATGGGTCCTGGTACTAGATATTGGTTTCTTAAAGTATCATCTCTTCCTGAAGCAGATATAGCAGAGTATAAAAATCTGTTCTTATCTTGCTGCAAGTATGAGTATAAGAAACTAGCTGATAGTAACCCTGATAAGTTCGGTAGATTCCTTAAGGGATGGTATAACAGAGTAGATAGCTTAATATAACAAATTTAATACATAGGATAGGATTATGTCGATCATAACTTTAAAATTAAACAATATAGATAGAGCTAGTAATCTTGACTGGTTATATACTAACTGGGAGGTAACGACCTCTAAAAACTTTGATCCTAGGACTATCGTAGTTAAATCTTACGAGGACAGGGTCAATAAGCATGCTATCTACTTTGAAGCTAAGCTTGTACCTGGTAAGAGATATTATGCTAGAGCTCAAGTAGTTACTAATAAAGGAGCTCATGAGTGGAGTAACCTTAAGACTTGGGTTCATAAAGCCTATGAGGATGTTGAAGTACTTACTGATCTTCCTTCTAGAATATCTTCTCCAGATGTTACTACAGATAGTAATTTTAAAGATCACGTACCGACAGGATTCCATATCCTTTGTAAAGAGTTTGGAGCATTAGGAGAAGCTGTCCATGTAGCTACAAGCTATTGGATAGAAACTCTTAGTGGTAAGGTGGTATGGAAGAGGTTGCGAGATGAGATAAGTAAGAATAAAGTACTTGTTGATAACATAGTCTTAAGACATAATACAGCTTATCGTGTTAAAGCCGTATTCCATAGTAGTTCTAATAATGACAGTCAGGTCAGTACTAAGACTATATTTGTTAATGCTAGAAGCAATGATACGAATATGATTAAGATAAGAACTGCTATTATGGACTATGACTTCAACTCTGGAGCTAACTTATCTATCAAGTTGAATAAACATGGTGATAGTAAATCTCTCACTATGAGACTTTTAGCTTTCAACAACGGAACTTCAGCTTTAGCATATGAAAAGACTGTGAAGTATGAAGGTTCTGAATATGTTCTAGTTATACCTAGAGATAGAATAGCTGCTAAATGTATCTATGTTCTCTTAGTTAGCTATGATAATGAAAGTGATTGGAAACATACAATCCTTAATACGTTTCCTAAGATTTAATTCTTTATAGGGGATGTAGATGGATATAGAGAAGTTAGAAAAGCAGATAGACGAACTGAATGATAAGACTCAAGCTCTGCTTGAGTCTGCATACAGAGCTGAAGATCCTACTTTAGCTATCGACCATCTGATGGAAAGCGATAGACAACTTTATAAGTTCTTGGCTAACAGAGCTATTGGCTATGCAAGTACTAGACGTGTAATAGTAGATGATATTATTAAAGCGTTTAGAACTATGAGTATAGCTATTCGTGATGTAAGCCATAATATGGAACTTATAGAGGAGAAAGCGGATAGAGTTTATAAGATAGAAGAAGAGTTACGAAGTAAGAAGGTAGTTACTATTATTAGTATAGTAGTAGGTGCTATACTTGTACTTTGGACTATGGCTGTTATCAGCTTAGAATCAGCTACAGAAGTATTTAAATTCATATCCGGTATATTTCACGGTGCTGTCCGTTTAGTAACTGGAGGATAGAAGGAGAACGCCTATGTTAGGAAGACCATTAGTAGGTAAGCTACTATCCTGGTTCATAATTAAACCAGAGGAGTCTAAAGAACGTACCAACGTTCTCGAGACTAAGGAGAATATAGTTGCTCAGGAGGCAGAGCCTAGTAAAGAGGAGCTCTTAGAGATGATGCTGAAGACTAAGGATGTAGATGCACCTGAAATCATCAACCCTGATGCTAAGAAGACCTTACTCATTATGAACGATCTTCAAGCAGGAGAAGCAAGTCTTAAACTAGATTTTGACGATATGAAGCAAAACGGATATGATCCATATGCAGATTACAAGATAGTCAAATGCAATGGTAAGTTTGCTAATCTTGCTGCTTATAAATATATAAAAGAGAATCATGTAGACGTAGCCATCCTAGATGTGGTTACTGGAACTAACTTGTTAATGGACAAAGAACATATGGTCGAGTTCAATGGACTTGACGTAGCAGAGGAAATCAAGAAGGTTAATAAGACTTCTAAGGTTGCTATATTAACTTCTTTACCATTAGCTATTAAGGATGGTGTCTCAGGTTTATTCGGAGAGAAGTTTAAACGACTTACAGAAAACAAGACGATAGATAAGTACGTTAATGTTTTCTCCGAGCACAGAGCAGATGATCTTGAAAAAGTAATGTATGGTACTCAGAGAGCGTAAGCTCTCTGAGTACTTATTTTATTGGCTTAATATTGCTGATAAACTATATACAAGGAGAATAGCTATGGCTGAATTGCGAATTCACGACCAAAGTTCAACATTCTATAAGTCCCTCCGTTCTAGAGGAACTGATGTTAACGTTGATCTTAACCTGCCAGATAGATCTGGTATTATACTAACTGAAAAAGAACTTATGGATATTCTAAATAGAGAAAGTAAGTTGAACGCTGATGCTATTATGAAACCAGACATAACAGAAACACCTATAGATGCTAATGGATTTGCAGGTCCTATCCCTATAGCAACCTATAAGACTTCTGAAACCTTCTTAGGAGAGCATGATAGAACTGAATGGATAGCTTCGGATACTGAAGACTTCCATAGGATAACAGATGGTAGTTCTAATAAGATATTTAAAACATCTTGGTATCCTAACCTAACTACATCTGGAGAACAAGTATATGTTAAATACAGATTTAGATCTGGTAATATAGTATCTCCTTGGAGTGACACTTTAGCTTTTAGAGGAACTGCTCAAGGCATCATAACTCCCTCTATAACAGTAGAGGAAAATGGATTAGAACCTGCTATTAAGATTACACCATTAGCTTACTATGGAACATTTCCTGGTATAGAACATGTAAGTACATCTTGGGTTATCGAAGATGAAGAAGGTAATAAAGTAGTAGAGAGACCATTAGATACCGTTAATAAAGTTAAACTTGTTATAGAAGCTGATGTTCTTGACCCTAAGAAAGAATATACTATATATGCTACACAACATACGAATGTAGCACAACCTGCATGGGCTAAGAGTAAAACTGCTATAGGAGAATATGTAACCCCTAAGAGTAAAATAGATAGACCAGTTCTACGCTATGACGATAGTGGAGATCCTAAGGTTATAGGAAGCGCATTCAGTGGAGAAGGAGCGCATCTTGCTACTGAGTGGATGATCTATAACGATCTAGGAGCTAAGATAGCAGAGTTTAGCTATGATACTATTAAACTAACAACTTTCCCTATGAAGGATTTTGTATCTCAAGGTAGGAAATACAGAATAACTGCTAGATATATTACAGCAGAGTCTAAATCACCTAGAGGTTCTGTTAGTATAGAAATACCTGCTCCAAGTACTGGAGATATTAGTACAGTTAGTGGTATGAATATTAACACTACTACTGAAAACAGAGGTATGAGTATAAGTGTAGTTCCATTTGTTTCACCTGTAAGAGAAGATATTCAGTATTGGAGATACCAAGTAAGACTAGATATCAGTCATGATAGCCCTGTTACCAATGTACATTACATCCATAGCGAAACTGATACTAGCCAAGAGGTAGAAGATAGCTGGAATAAAGCATTACGTAAAGATCTTACACCTGCTCAAAGCTGGTTAGCATGGTTCCCTAATAGCGAAATAATTAATCCTAAGATTTCTATATCAGGAACTAGTGTTAGAATGGGACTAAAAACTGAAGTAAGGAACAGAGCTCATGTCCAAAGTAAAACATTTGACTATGTTCTAGGTAATGCTACATGGGAAGATACTAATACTCTTAATCCATTGATTAAGATTTCAGATTCTACTGGAGCTGATGTAACATGGATGGGATATAGAGGAACTGAATGGACGTTGAGTAAGAAGACTGGAAGTACTCCTGAAGGTAATCCTATTTGGACTAAAGTAAGAGTAGAGAATAGTACTGATAAGAGCAAACATAGACTTAATGCATTAGACACAGATACTGAATATAGAGTAACTGTAGTACATAAGACTAATTGTTTTTGCTTTGCTAAAGACTATGAGTTTAGAAGTGCTGCTTATATTATGGCAAGTCCTGTAGTTGCTATGGAAGGTTCTGGTAAGAAATGGAAGATCAAAAGTAGTGGTTATAGTTTAACCAACTATACTGGACCTAATGGACAACATGGAAGTACTAGCTATCTAGTAACTAAGAAGAACACTGGTGAAAAAGTATGGGAAAGTTTAAAAGATACAGTTAATAAGACTGCTGCTAACATACCAGAGAGTGTTTTAGAGTTAGGACAAGAATACAACGTTAGAGTTATATTCCATAGTGCAGCTGGGCATGATAGTGG